CAATATACACATTTGCAATGTAATTCAGTTTACGCTTTTGTTTGCGTACAATTTCTTTGTTAGCTTCAATGCCTGAATTCCACAGAGTAGAATTGTGTTCGCACACAGGACATTGCTGATTCTTAGTTGTCAAACAGTTGTCAATAAGCCAACCACCTGGTCCTTGAAAACCATGACCAAAGATTTTAACCCAAGGCAAACCATCTTCACCATCGGCTGGTGATGCTGGTAAGAATCGGATTGTTGCCATACCATTCCCTGCTTTGTCAACTTCGGGACGCCAGAATCTCTCTTTGTCAGAGGAACCTTCTGATGAAGCGTTAAGAGCTTCTACGGCTGTTTTGAGTTTGTCCAGATTGCCTGAACTCTTTTTCATTTTTGAAAAATCTACCATTGTATTACCTTTCTAGTATTAACGGAGTATGAACGGATTATCCACTGTATTCATTATATAACAATATTTAGGCGATGTCAAAGCCAAACTTTCAACATTGCCAGAGTGGCCGGCACATTATTATGCCATATTGCAAGGCCACCTGCTCTGCGCCAACCATCAATAACACTTACAGTATCATCAATAATTATTGCATGGGATTCAGCAAACTGTGGTTTCAGTTGTTTACCTGGAACAAAGTTTTGCTTGAATGTAACATTATGTTTCTGAAGCCATTCTTGTTTCTGTTCCATGATGGCTTCATGTCGTTTTGGTGATGCGGTAGAGGAAAGAATCTCTGTCGGAACACCATATTCTTCATACATTTGTTCCAATGTACGGATGAGTGTAATGGCTCCTGGCATCATATCCAATGTAGCAAAACTTCTTGCCTCAATAAAGGTATCAAAGTTTTTATGAAATGCTTTTGATTTGTCATCACGCTCTGGTGTTGCACCAAACATTTCTTCGTATCTCTTATGGAAGTCACAGATTACGCCATCTAAATCCAGGTAAATTTTTGTAATTTTCACTGACATAATTCTTTGATACTTTCTTTAAGAATGGTTTTGAACTTTTCTTTATCATACTGGAGAAATGGTTCGTACCTCAAACACTTTCTCTGATATGTAGGCCATATAATATCATCTGATATCTTCTTGGACCACATTGGAAAGAAATTCATTATACTATTCAGTATCACCAATGTTTCAATTGAAATGCTGTTCTGCATTGCACCTTGCAACAATGCCGGATAACCACCAGATGGTACTGTTACCAATTCATCGGGGTTATCTGCTTGTTCTAAGATACGGATTATATCTTGTTCAAACTCATATGTCAAGCGTTGGTTTCTTTTTTGCCATAACTTGTAATTTTCTTCACCCTCGGCATTGGCAATATCACCAACCCAATTTACATCCTTAACAAGGAAATTGGAGACATAGAAATCCCTCAACTCTTGTAGGCTGTATTTTCTGGAAAGGCGATAGAATGTATACTTGTCTTTTCGGTTGGCAAAGGCATCCTTAGAGACATTGGTTTTACCGCCATACTTAAAATAATCATAACTATCAGAAGTGAAATGTAATTTGATTGCATTGAATAAAGCAAAGGCAGAGAAGCCTGACCCTTCCTCAAAAGTGAAACTCATATGGAAATAATTTGTTTATTTAATATTAAATTCTCCGGCCAATTTTCGACCAGATGAAATTGTGGACAACGATTATAACCATCATCTGTATGATTACCTTTCATTTGTAACCACAATATAGCTTTGTTGTTTGGTGTAACACATTTAAGAATAGTTCCACTTGGCATAGTGATCCACACACATTCTTCGTCAATATATTTAATCAACTCCGGTATACTTAATATCTGAGCACACTTTTCAATTTTATTAATCCAAACCAAAAATTTAGGTTTATCTTCCTTTTCCAATCTCTGTAATAAGAGAGTTGAAATGATATTTTTATTTGAATTGAACCAATCCTCAACTGATTGCCAGCCATCAATATTTTTACTACTCAACCTATCATGGTCATATTCATATTCGGATAATATTTTGTCTTTTGACCAAGTATTGAATTCAAGAATATCATTCGTTCCAAACCAAAGAGTTAATTTGGAAGTAATGTCATTTGGAATGGTTAAATCGGAAGATAATTTTTTCAGTGTAGTTAGATGCACCTGTGTATTCTTACCTGAAGCATTCTTAACAGACAGGCAAATTCTTTTACCTTCTTTTACACCAATGATATCATTTTTGGTTTTTGTTGAACCATCAGAATCAATCTTATCAAATCCAAAATATTCAATTAAGTGTTCATGGAGAATTTTGTTTTTTTCCATGTCACGACCTTCATAATATTCTTTGCTTGGCATACTACACTTTCAAATTGGTTTAATAAAAATAATTTTCTTATTCTCACCGGTTGGTTTAACAAAAAGTTCTTTCAATTCATCTTTATTATTCCATTTCATGGAAGAAGATTTGTGCTTTGGTAGTCCCGCAGTCTCACCTATTTTACTCCAGTTATCCGCCAAATAAACTGCACCATTTTTACCAGCACCAACAAAGGTAATAATGTGTGTTAGGTTATCACCATATTTTCTTTTCCAAGCTTCACCAGCTTTCAACCTTAGTTGTTTGAGTGTTTGTGTTCCAGCATTCCTAATAGATTTACTAAAACAAAATCTCCAATTGTTGGCGATGGTATTGAATCTATCTTTATATTCATTCTTAGATAGACCGAGAAAATTCAATATATCTTTTGGTGGTGGATATACAGATGAACCAATACCAATCATACCAATACATTCCGGTAAAAGAGTGGAACCATCATCATAATAAATGAGCCAATCAATCCTACGACCAACAGATGCATTTGTTGGCACATAAGAATGATTATTTTCAATAATGTTTTTTACCAACAACTTTTGCTCAGGTGTTGATACTTCAACCAGTTCAATCATAATGGCAATTTAGAACTTTTCTTCATTAAGTTTAAATCTTCGGCTTCTTCTCTAATCTTGGCTTTTAGTGCCGGTGATATCAAAGAGGATGCCACATCAATTTCCATTCCTGTGGTTTCACAGTGATGCACAATGGCATCCATATGTGTAGTACCAAGTGCGTATGATAGTTTTCCTATCATTTCACTAAATTCACTTATCTCATTTTTTGTAGGCATCTCAAACTCTCGTATAGAACAAATGGTTCCCAATCTTAGCAACATACTTCAATTTCCAACCTGGATTTACCGAGGTGTTATGATAGTACATTGACTGTGTTTTGTAGATTGTATCATGTAATTTTGCTTCTGTCAAGGCCTTTCTGGCGATTATCAGGCATTCTTCCCATGCATACTTGTTCCTGACTTCACTGACTTTTTCACCAACCCAACTGAATTGGTATGTACTGCCTGTTTTTTGGTAGACCACTTCACAGACAGTTGAGGGGAATTTGGAACTATTTACACGGTTCATTGTGACCTGTGCTACTGCTAGTTTACCTTCAAAGGATTCACTTGCGGCTTCATAGTAGAGATTTTTGGCCATGCAAAGTACTTGCTTGCCTAGGTCTTGTGCGACCAATTTTTCATAAGAAAATGTTTGTTCTTGTGCCGATAATGGCAGAATCATTGTGATGGAAATAACAATAGATGATAGAAATTTCATCTGTACTCCTTGTGTGTGATAAAGGGGGAGAACCCCCTAACCCTCAGGTAGTTTTTCTGGTGACCTTGATTTCAGGTGATACAACAGGTGTGTTAGACACAAATCCATTCAAGGTCGTTGCCTTGCTGATGATGTCTTGTTCTGAGGGGATTGTTGGCAGTGCCGGATGTTCAGGTGGTGTTTCACCCTTAGACCTTGCCGATTCGCATTGCATGTGCCAGCCTTGTTGTAGACGGTCACGCTCAGCGTTATAAGAATCATATAACATGTCTCTGGCCATTTTTAATAGTTCAAGACGGATTTCAAAAGGTGTCATGTTTGACATAGTTTTCTCCTGTGATGTGTAAGTGTAGTGGTGGTTTTTTGAATGGGTTCCACCGAACCCATATACTTATTTATCCAATTAGAAACTACGTGTGTACTGTAAA